GTAATAAATCATTATCAAACTTAGTAGTATATGTAGAAATAGACACATCTATTTCTAAATTATGATGAGTATTTAATAAATATTGGAAAAAATCTATATGACTATTGCAAGCTTTTATTTGACCTTCATATGATAATTCGCGACCTCTTATTCGCGTTCCTTGACTTCCAGACCGAAAAGATTCTCCTATAAATAAAATTAAACCTTTCATTATGCAATTATATTTATATATTTTATATACTTTATATACTTTATAAATATTATTATTATTTCTTTAGGAGATTTTACCAATAATAGACAACGAAATGATATTTCACTATACTTTTATCAATTTTTATTCAGAGAACATAAACAAATATATAAATATTTAGCCGTTTTTATGATATAAATACTTTATTTCATAAAACAATAAAAATGAGCACTGCACCAAAAACCATTTTTTGCGATATTGATGGAACACTTTTGCATCATCACGGAGATATTGTTTTAAATTATCAAGCCGAAAGTGTTTTATTACCAGGAGTTCTAGCAAATATTAAGCAATGGGAAAAAAATAACTTCACAATTGTTTTAACCACTGGAAGAAAAGAATGTTTAAGGGATAACACGGAACAACAATTGTTAAAAATGGGTATTATCTATGATAAATTAATTATGGGTCTACCTAACGGCGACAGAATACTCATCAATGATAAAAAAATAAAAAGTGGTAGAAATACTGCTTATGCTGTAAATCTAGTCAGAAATCAAGGTATGTCGCAAATCGACCTAACTTCTAACAATATTACAATCAGAAATGACCTGTTATTTACCAAAATAGAAAAACCTTGGGGGTACGAAGAACTTGTCGAGTGTAATGACCGGTATGTTGTCAAAAAACTTTTTATGCTTAAAGGAAATGCTTGTAGTGTTCAGTATCACGAACTAAAAACCGAAACTATTACGGTTTTATCCGGGTTATTGCGAATATATATTGGCGAAATAGGAGAACCTATCTATAAACTCCAATTTCGCGATTATGATATTGGCGAAACTATTACTATTAAACCATATACGGTACATAGGATGGAAGCCATTGAAGATAGTTTATATATCGAATGTTCTACAAATGAACTATGGGATGTCGTTCGCCTAAAAGATAACTATAATCGCGTATAATGTTCTCATAATAAACACGCCAAATTATATTTTCCGAAATAAAACAAAAACTCTCTAAACTTTCCATCATATAATGGTGCCATATTTAGCCATATTAATGCTGTCAATATTTTTATTTTTTTCATATTATAACCGTTTTCATGAATAAATCGGTCATAATCTTCCAACTCTTTTACGTGAAAATAATTGCATTTTAAATCCACTACTACATTGTTCTCCTCATCTTCATATTTTATTTCAAACAATCCGTTGTTTATGTTTTTGTGATTTAAAATAAGATTATGTCGCAACTTTGCCAAATCATAATATAAATCGCCGTGTGTAAGTTGGTCATCAAACTCATGTCGCCAATCTATTAGTTTAAACTCATTAGTTGATTCTAATAAAATATTGTCTAATATAAAATCCCCGTGAAATTGTACAAATGTATTCGTACAAAGCAACTCTATCGGAATACTATTAATGAGAACCTGTATGTTTTTACAATCCATGCCATGTATTACGCTATGTTCATTTTTTAAAAAAGGCAACTCATTTATTCGTTTTATTGTTTTTGAAATATAAAATCTTTTGCAACAATCAATGTATTTGTCATTTTTATCACTATGTAGCCATAAATGTTCTCGTGCCCATTGTAATAAATTGTAAATTATTCCATTGCGATATACTTCTGACAATATTACTCCATCAACAAGTTCCATTTTTATAAAATTACTTGTCGAATTATGTATTTTTGGTGTTAATGGATGTAATGAGTTTCCACGTAAAACACGTTTTGTATTTATGTTCTCATCATTTACAAACTTTATTACTATATTGTCTATAAAACACAATGATTCGGTAAGTTTTTCGAGAACTTCATATTTCGGTTTAAAGGATTCTTTCAATTTATTGTAGCTGGTTTTGTTTCCAGTGTCATACCAATCTTGCAATACATTGTATTCAAAAGTTATTCCTTGAGACATCATTTGTTTTATTGCGTGAATATCGCTTAGAGAATTATTCATCGGGTTTGCTATATATACATTGTTTAAAGTTCTCCAAAACTCCACATAATCGTGTATATAGGCTATACCTGTATACACATAATCATATGATTGGCTCTTTTTGTCATTTAATTCTTTTACAATATGGTTAGCAACCACAATGCTCGAGTATTGTGCATTGCTATTATGAGAACTTACATAAAGTGTATTTTTATTTGAAACTATCTGTATTGGAGATTTTACTATAGCATCACAACAGTGAAATATAAAGGGACATTGTAATAAGTTCTCTGATTTTAACAAAGAATATCCTAAACTACTACCCTCTCCTTCATATTTATCTACATATACATATTCTATATTGCATTCTGGGTATGCCATTGTTAAAAAATCTTTTACATAGTTTCCATAATGACCCAATGTAATTACAAAATGAGTATCTTTATCATAACTTTCTATTATATAGCATATCGCATACTTATCTCCAACTTTTACTAATGATTTATTAGTATATCTAGTATGTTCTCCTAATCTTTGACCAATTCCACTAGTAGTGATTATAACTTTATGCATAATAATAATATAAAAACAAATACGTGTTTATATTTATATTCGTTAATGAACTTTTGTTTTGGCGCAGTCAGTAAAAATGTGGTGGATACAATTATCCAATTTTCATTAGGCAATCCAACAAAGAATGTCATATTGATACCCAGTAGAAGACAAGTCGATGCAAATGGTGGATATTCAAATAATTGGACAACTCAAGAGTTTTCGCGATATGTCAAGTCTAAAAATCCAGCTATATTAATAGAGCGGGATCACGGTGGACCAGGTCAAGGTTCTCTATTTGATGACGGGTATATGTCTTTAGCTGAAGACTGCAAATACATGGATATTATTCATATAGACCCGTGGAAACAATATCCCGGTTTATACGATGGTATCCAAAAAACGATTGAAATGATACAGTTTTGTTATAACAAAAATCCAAATGTTTTTTATGAAATAGCAACTGAAGAAGCAATTCGACCATTTACTACAGATGAATTGGAAGTTCTTATTAGTACATTAAAGGCCGAATTATCAGGCGACCAGTTCTTTAAAATCAAGTTTTTAGTTATACAGGGTGGAACTAAATTATTAGAAGGCAAAAATATTGGAACCTATAATAGCGACCAACTTCACAGTATGCTACAATTAGCCAATAAATATGCACTTATTGCAAAAGAACATAACGGTGATTGGGTTAGTATGGACATTATTACACAAAAATATAGTCAAGGACTAAGATATATCAATATTTCTCCTGAAATGGCCGAAATTGAAACCGCCGTTATTCTCGAAGAGTTGCATAAAACTACATTGGATGCGTATGAAACAGTGTATAATTTATGCATTGATTCTCAACAATGGAAAAAATGGGTTCCTCAAGACTTTGATTGGAGAACCAAAAAAGATGAAATTATACGAATTGCGTGTCATTATATTTATTCACATCCTGATTTTAAAGCCATCAAATCAACTATGCAACATATTGATTCAAAAATACAGCAAAAACTACTCTTGAAACTATTCCAATTACATCATATCTATTATTATCCAACTAACTCATATGAATAACATTTTCTTCATATTTCGTATTATACCTTTATTGTATGGTGGGTGAGGTAAAGCATCGCGATTAAAATTGTGTTTTTTAAAATATTGTGTAATATCTATTCGCTTATTTTTATGTATATCTGCAATCAACCCACAACATCGTTCTGATAACCAAGAATTAAGTTTTGTTTTAACTATATTTTTTTCTAAATAGGGTTCTTCTAGCTTTAACAGTTTGCACGCATTATCCTTATCTGTTATAAATGATGTATGAGCTGTCCCTACTATAGGAGTATTTGGGTCCAATTTAGATATAAAATGGAGAGAACTGTTTTTGTAAATATTTACATAATGATCATAAAATCCATAGGCGCTCAATGGTTCATTAAAATGAAATGAATACAATGTGTTTTTTTCATAATTATCGGTATCTAATCCAGGTATTCTACACAAAGGTAATAACCCATCTTGTATAAACATATATACATCATAATCGTTGTATTTGTTAAATGCATAATACCAAGCACCTAATTCCCAATTTTTATTTTTACAATATTCTACTATTACATCTTCTGGAAGAAAACTATATTGTGTAAAATCGCTCGAATCGCTATCTACTACTACTATATCAAACTCTTGGTAAAACAAATTCACATTATTTACAGTTTCTATTAGAATAGGACTTGGATTTTTTGAACTTATTACGCAAAGACATCGTGTCATTATTTATATTATATAATACATATTATGATTAAATATTTATATTTCTATCTGTACTGAATATATATTACGAGATGGGTTTCCTATATTGGGGGTACTGATTTATTTTTCTATTTGGAGAACATAAAAACATTACAAATATATAGTTGTTTTATGATATAAATACTTTTCAATAAATTAATACAAAAATGAGTAATTATTATGAGCTTATTATTTCAAATAAAAATTTTAAGTTCTATGTATTAGATAATTGTATTATCTCAAATTGTATAAAAAATAATCAGATTTGGGAAGAACATATGCACGATATATTTAAAAAATATGTTAGTAAAGATAGTGTTGTAATAGAATGCGGGTGTCATATAGGCACACATACTTTACCATTAGCTTCTTTGTGTAAAACATTTTATGGATTTGAACCTATGCCAAATACATACGATATATTGAATAAAAACATCGAATTAAATAATATTACTAATGCAATCATTTATAAAAAAGGGGTTTCTAATAAGGAAGGTATAACACAATATTGTTGGATACCTGATCATAACCCTGGTGGTTCTGGATTAGATAATAATCCAATGGGAATACCATCGTGGATAACACCTACTAATAAAAATATTAAAGTTGAATTAACTACAATTGATTTATTACAATTAGATAAATTAAATTTTATAAAAATTGACGTAGAAGGATACGAAACATTCGTAATTGATGGCGCCATTAATACAATACGAAAATGTAGACCTGTTATTATTATGGAGGTGTGGAAGAACCATTATGGGGAGTTCGATATAAATCATACTAAAACTATGTTTAAAAATATATTGGAATTAGGATATGAGGTTTTACATATTAATGGACCTGATTTTTTATTTGTACCAAATTGATATATTTAACTAAAAAATTACAGTAGAAAAATCTAAAACATAATATAAATAGCTTAATTCGCAATTTATATTTTGCAATATACGTCTAGTTAGTTCTCCATTATAGTTCATAAAATGATATAAAACAAACACCATATACTACATAGTAAAATCTATTTTAATCTTACAAATGAATGAACCTAGCGACGAACAACTGTTCGTAATAAATCAACTTAAAACTCAAAAAAATGTTGTTGTAGATGCTATTGCAGGTTCTGGTAAAAGTACCACTATTTTGTCTGTTGCTAAAGCATTTATAGGTATCAATATTCTCCAAATGACTTATAACTCTATGTTGCGTTTAGAAATCAAAGAAAAAACCAAAGTTCTCCAAATAGAGAACATCGAAGTCCATACTTTCCATAGTTTAGCCAAAAAATACTATATGCTGTCGGCGCATACTGACACTGCTATACGATATATTCTATTCAATAATATCAAACCTCGAATTGAAATACCAATATTTCAATTAATTGTATTGGATGAAACACAAGATATGTCTTTTCTTTATTTCCAATTTATGCTAAAGTTCTCTAAAGATATGGGCGGCAACTTTCAATTACTCATTTTAGGCGATTATAAACAAGGGTTATACGAATTCAAAGGCGCCGATACCCGCTTTCTTACTATGGGAGACCAAATATGGGAACTCCATCCTCAACTTATTAGCAAAGACTTTGTCCGATGCACTTTAAAAATGTCTTATCGTATTACGAAACAAATGGCTAGTTTCGTTAATAACGTTATGTTGGGCGAAGAACGTATGTTCTCTTGTAAAGATGGAGAACAAGTGTTTTATTACCGACAAAGCCGTAGAAATACCGAAATATTTGTTATTGCACAAATTAAAAAATTATTAGGAATGGGTGCTAAACCATCCGACTTTTTTGTTCTATGTGCATCAGTCAAAGGTCAGAATAGTTATATACGAAAAATGGAGAACGCTCTCGTAGAAAACGATATTCCTTGCCACGTTCCTATGCTTGAAACTGAAAACGTTGATGAAAAAGTTATTGAAGGTAAAGTCGTGTTCTCCACTTTTCATTCCGTAAAAGGCCGCCAGCGTAAATATGTATTTGTCGTTGGATTTGACAATAGCTATTACTTTAAAGCCAAAAATGCGTCTAAAGAAATATGTCCGAATACTCTTTATGTCGGAACTACCAGAGCAACTGATAGTCTTTATTTGCTCGAAAAAAATGACTTTGATACAGACAGACCACTCGAGTTTCTCAAAATGAATCACCACGAAATGAAAATGCAGCCATATATTTCTTTTAAAGGAACTCCACAATCACTGTTTTACGAAAGAAATCTGGAAACAGAACAAAAAACACTCGTTCCTAGATTCAATATTACGCCAACTAGTCTAATAACATTTGTTCCAGAAAATGTTATAGAGGAAATTAGTCCACTGCTTGATCGTATTGTTGTCCGACTTTCTGGAGAACCTTTAGAAACAGATGAAATAGAATTACCTACAGTCTTTAAAACCAGACAAGGATTTTACGAGGACGTCAGTGATATAAATGGTATTGCTATACCATGTATTTATTATCATCATATTCAAAAAAAATGGAAAACCCCGGGTCAAGAACCCAATATTTTGAAAAAAATGGTGGAGAACAATATGTCAGATAGCAAAGATTATGAACACAAATATCTAAAAGAAATTATACAAAATATGCCTGAAAAATGCGTAAAAATCAGTGATTATTTGTATGAATCTAATATCTATATTGCTACACAAGAGCGACTCTATTTTAAATTGAAACAAATAGAACCGGATGAATATACTTGGCTAAATCGGGAGAACGTTATCAAATGTCTTAAACGCCTTGATACGCACATTTTAACTGAATGTCGCCATAAAATACCTATTTTCGAAAAAGTTCTTATTGATTATTCTATGGATAAAGAGCACGAAGATATTGATGCTATATTAGCTCCACATTTTAATAATAAAACTATATTTAGGTTCTCCGCTAGAGTAGATTTAGTTACCGAAAATACATTGTGGGAACTGAAATGTACTAGTAAGATAACCATAGACAACTTATTACAAGTTGTAATTTATGCTTGGTTATGGAAAATATTAGTTGCTGATGATCGTAAAATACGTATTCTTAATATAAAAACTGGAGAACTTTTACAATTAGAAGCCACTATGGATGAGTTAACACTCATTGTGGTTGCTCTTTTGCAAGGTAAATATTGCGCCCCGGTTATAAAAACCGATGATGAATTTGTTCAAGATTGTCGCAATATGTTCTCATAAACGCATATTTATAAATAATGCATCAAACTCACTAAATCCCCTGCAATCTATATCTGGATAATTATATCCATATTTATTACTACATTTATATTCGAATCCATACTTCTGCAAATAATTATTTAATTCTACAAAACTAGCACCATTTATATATGTATTTTCAATATAACATTCTGTTATAATATATTTTACACTATTTAACTTTGATCCCATACTCTTTAATGCATTCAATTCATATCCTTGTAAATCCATACATATCATATTTACTATTTTTATATTATTATTATCTATAAATGTATCTAATCGTATGCCTTTAACTTTTATTTCTTTTTGTGGATTAGGGATATTGTAATATGGGTTAGTGAGAGATCTGCGTGAAAAATCTATTTTAAACATTGAAGAACTACCCATATTGTTGTATTTTGATAAATCAAATGGAAAAAATGATATAGGTCCATTTGATTCGCATACAGCCTTATTGACTAATATTACCTGTGATTTTGTATATTCAGCTATATTTTTGTAGTTATTTTCACATTGTAATAAACAATCCGGATTGCATTCAAATGCATACACTTTACAATTATAGTTATTTTGCAATTTTATAGCATCTAAAACATCTCTACTTCCTAACTCAAAAATAGTTTCTAACGGACTCGTTATATTTGTTTCAAAAATACTGTCAAAATACGACATATAGTAGTATATATGTCGTATCGTTTATGTTATATTTTGGATATTATATTGTGTAAAAACTATTTTTATTTCAAATAAGTAGATTCATACATTACTTTAGATAAAAATACTTCAGTTAGAAATTAACCTTCGTATTATTTTATCAAAATATTTTAAATCTACATTACGATCAGCATCATTACGTACCCTATAGCACAAAACATTTGCATATTTTTCAATATTATATTCTATATCATCGTGTAGAGCTATATTATTATTGTCACAATGTTCGAATGTGTAGTTTGTTTTATAAATGTCATTTACCGGAAACTGGTGTTTAATCATCACCTCAGTTATTAAAACATCATCAGTTATTTCATATATATTTTCTTTGCTCCAATCAATAGAACATAATGATTCAGAAACATCTTTTGAAACCACTATAAATGTACCGCTATAAAACCAATTAAACAAAACAAATCCTCCAGTATAATTTTTTTTTGGAATTGTAGAAAAATAATAGAGCATATTTTGAATATTTATTAAAGTGGATACATTGGTTCTAACTACATAATCATATGAATACTGTTTGTTTATATAATCCATAGCCTTTATTGTCTTCATAATTATACCGGGCTTAAAACTTTCGGTTCCTTTAAAATACAAAAACTCTCCATCTTCTATTATTTCTTCATTCTGATTTTCTCTAAATGTTATGTAAAATACTTTTATGTCTTGTGAAAACCTATTATAGTAATCATTTGAACGTAATTTCATTGGTTTATATACATCTAAACTTTCGTTATAAATAGCTAGAATGATGGCATTATAATGCATTATGTCATATATAATATAATACTTTTTATATTATTGAATAAAACGTATTATATAATTATTGCCTTTTCCATACTTCGTAAAAATTATTACTACACGGTCCCCATCCATTACCTTCAACATAATCTACAGTAAAATTATTTGCAGATAAAACAGAATCTATATATTGTTTATGAGTTATATCATTATAATCGTTTTCCATGGATAATATTCTAGAAATGAGAATAGTAGATAAACCAAAATATATTTACCATTCGATACTTTCACACGCAATATTGCCAGTATACTTGGCTTAATAGGGAGAACGTGATTAAATGTCTTAAACGTCTTGATGCACATGTTTTAACTGAATGTCGCCATAAAATACCTGTTTTTGAAAAAGTTCTTATTGATTATTCTATGGATAAAGAACATGAAGATATAGACGCTATAATGTTGCCGTATTTCAATGGTAAAACTGTCTTTAGGTTCTCCGCTAGAGTAGATTTAGTTACCGAAAATACATTGTGTGAACTCAAATGCACTAGCAAAATAACCATAGACCACCTATTACAAGTCGTCGTTTATGCTTGGTTGTGGAAAATATTGGTTGCCGATGACCGCAATATACGCATTCTCAATATCAAAACTGGCGAAGTTCTCCAATTAGAAGCTACTATGGACGAATTGACACTCATTGTTGTAGCTCTTTTACAAGGCAAATATTGCCCCCGGTTGTAAAAACTGATGAAGAGTTTGTCCAAGATTGTAGCAATATGTTTAATATCTCAACGTATGGACATTAATTAATTTACTATATAGATCTATAAATATTTTCAGGAAATGGGTTATTGTAATGACCCATACCTTCTAATCCGCTACTATATACGTTAAAATATTTACCTGACTTTGAACATAACCAAAACTCTGGATCATTATAACCACTATTAATATAGTTATCTAATAATTTTACATAATTATTTTTTACCCAAAAAAAATTACCAGAATAATGGTCTGGATAACTACCATCTTTTTTATAATAATTACATCCATATGTATCATAAGTAATCAATTTATCAATAGCACATTTCCAGTTTTCTATGTTCCAATATATCAATAAATTTATCCAATCAACTACATTTTGTTCTTTATCGGTTCCAAACCATCTTAGGCCTTTAGTATGAAAATAAAAATATACGGTTTCAGGTGAATCTAGTTCTGCGGAGTTTCGCATATGTAATAAGGTAGGTCTTTCATATTCACTACAAGTACCTATATATATAATTTTTATCTTTTTATCGAGCAATATATTGTTGTTAATTACCGTGGTATTATTATGGTCAGTTAATATACCACATCTTATCTCGCTTACAACTTCATATAAACTACTTTCTTATATTTTAGAAAATATCATATTTAATGAACCTTCCCAATTACCTATTTGACATATATGTATGTATCCTATAATCATATATGTCAAACGTATATTATAT